CTGAAGTTGGACCACTAAACTTTGGCGTCTTTAACGCAAGTTGTTGAGACAGTTGAGCAAGTCTGTCGTTTGCTTCTTTTGCTTGCGTAGAGATTCCAGCAAAGCCAGCAAGACCCTTGAGACCAGCCTCAATCTTGCCACCATAAGCTTGAGTTATTAGTGGTGCTGCGCGATCTGCAATGGCTGCACTATCCTCCGCATCCTTGGCAGACGCAAGGTTCTTCTGCACAACGTCAAACTCTTTCTTCTGCGCGTAACTAAATGTCTCTGGCTTATTAGCTTCGGCAGATGCTTTAAGTGCATAGGTTTGATTTTGCAATGCATTAGTAGCAGCCCTTTGCTGTTCAAGTGCCGCTGCTGTCTGAGCATACTGTCTTGCGCTTTCAATGCTAGAACCAAGTTGACGAACACGCTCGTCTGCCTTCTCAGGATCAATCAATCCCTTGGCGTAACTAGACTCATATTGCTGTGCAACTCGTCTCAAACTCTCAGGAATTGTGGCGTCTTGCGTAAATATGGTGAATGGATTTTCTTGCACGCCAGTAGTTAAGAAACCAGCACGACGCAAGTCTGGGACTAGCTTAGAAACTGCCGCCAATGTCTCCAATGGATTAGATGACAAGGCAGTCAATGCTTGTAACTTGTTGGGATCAATGGTGATACCACCTTCAGTTTGCTGGAATATTTGTGGATACAACTCGCGCATTTGTTTGGCGCGTTGAGCTTCCTGCAACTTCTGCCCCACCAACAAATTCTGTATAGCACCTTGCTGTGCCTGCTGGTATCCAACCTGTCCTGCTTGCAAAGCACCGCCCAATGCTTGGCCTACGCTGATGGGTTCGCGCCTTGGGCCACCAGCAGCGAGCAGGGCAGATGCTGCTTGTAGCATCGCTTGGTTTTGGATGTTGCTCTGTTGCTCTGGCGTTAGAAAGCCCTCTAAGCCACTACCGCCAGAGCCAAAAAGTAAGCCAGAGAAGTCTGTCAATGCCATGTCTTACCCCTTAACCCAATAGTCCCAAAATGCCACCTAAACCAGCCCCATAGCCTGCATACTCAGGATTAGCAGTACCACCAATGAGCCTGCCTAAAGTCGCACCACTTAGTGCGCCACCAAGTCCTGAGACGGTTGGGTTGCGGTATAGCGGTGTGGTCTGTGAACCACCAATGTTTGCTGGTTGCAAGCTCAATGCGCCTTGCGCCACGTTCAAACGCTCTAAACCTAAGTTGCGTGCTGCATCGAGCCTTTGTTGCTCGTACTGCTGGCGCAATGCCTCTTGTGAGAGTCCAAGGTTTTGCGCCTGAGTAAATCCTTGCTGGCGTAGTTGAGCAATTGCATTTGTTGCGTTACGCAATGCTGCTTCGTCCACCAAGGAGCGAGTAACTGCTTGTCTTGATCCACCAAACGCTCTAGCACCCGTGGCTTGTGCGCCTTCCTGTGCAATTTGCATCTGTCTTGCACGTTCAATGTCACCTAAAGTGCCTTGAATAACTTGCGACTCATACGGGTTCATGTACTTTTGAACCATGCCGAGGTTGTATTCTGGGAATGGTGCAAACTGTCGTGGCGCAAGACCAGCAGCCGTTGTTCTGGCTTCTTCTAGGTTGCGTAGATATGCAGCCTTGACTTCTGGGTCAATGGATGTTGTTGTAGTTGTGGAGGTTGGCGTGCTAGAGCCTAGAGCAGTCGCGGCAGCGAGTCCTAGACCTGCTGCTGGTAGTGGATTCTGTTTAGCCCAGTCTATTGCGCTACTAGCCAAATTGCTTGCGCCACTAGCCAAGTTTCCTAAAGTGCTACCGCCAGCGGCATTGACTGCTGCTTGAGCAGCTGCTGCGCCACTCAAGCCAGTACCTAATCCACCAGCAGTTAAACCACCGCCAGCACCAGTTGCAGCCATATCTCCAAGTGCCATTGTGTCTAGTGCAGTAGAACCGCCAAGTCCACCTAAAGCACCAAGGCCACCAGTGGCAGCTAAACCACCGCCAATGAGTGCAGCCTTACCTAGATCACTGCTTAAAACATCGCTGACAGCACTGCCAACATCACTAATAGCATTACTTACACCGCCAACCAAACCACTTACAAATCCACCCATAACATCTCCCTTGCTACACCACGCTGGTGTAAATAAAAGCCATCGTTCCGTCTAAAAGTCTAATTTGACATTTCTTAGACCAGCCAACAGCCTTGGCAAATCTTTCAAGTTTGATGTCATCTTCGCGTATTAGCGCGAAAAGTGGCTTCCCAACTAATTCCTCTAATTTTGCACAATCATCTTTAAAGGATTCCTTGACTCTTGCTGACCATCGTTTGACATCAGTATGAAACCACAGAAGTCCCTCAAAATACTCTAAGTAAAAGATGTAATCCTTTCGGATACATACTGGTACTTTTCCTGCCTTCAGTTCATTCAATTCTAAGTCACCGCTTACCCATTGCGACAACATCAAACCTGTTTGTGCCTATGCGCCAGTCATCTGACACATTGCCCGTATAGCGCACCTTAACTTGTCTTGCAGCAAACCGCACATCAGTCGGTTGCGTTGCGGAATACGGCCCGTAGGTTGTCTCTGTTGCCATCGGATACATCCGAGTCTTAAATGACACCACGACTTCGCCAAGGGACTGCTCGTCAGGGATGACGCGACGCACAGACATGATGTTGTCACCGTTACCAATCTCATACGGCCCAGACTCCGCAAATGGCGTAGAACCGTCGTAGGCATAGCCCACCTCATGCTCGTAGATATAACCGTCCACGCTTACCATGATGGGGTTGACAAAGACACCTCTATCAGTACCAGAGACCCTCGCCAATGAGCCAATAGCCCAATGATTCTCTCGATAGTTGTAGGTCACATAGGAGTCATTCTCATTGCTTGCGGACGATGGGTAAAACCAGATGATCTCGCCATATTTGGAATTGTGGACTGCGTAGACCTTAGAAGACTGGTTGTAGTTGATGTTTTGGAAGATGTAATCGCCAACATCAGACACCAAAGGCTTGACATAGCCGTCATAAATCCAGAACCCTGACTTTGACATCCAGATCGCTGCCGTGTCTATGGCGGCAACAGCCTGTGCTGAGATGACGCCACAACCCGATCCTGCCTTCTCAAATGAATAGACGTAGGGCAGTCCAATGTAAGTTGATACATGAACATCTACGTCTGTAAAGAGCAGATTGATACCCCTGACTCTCTTACCGCACTTCAAAGAGCCGACAGAATTGATCTCAAAGTCACCCGCCTGATTGGTTGTGGCTGGCGTCCAGACTGTATTGTTCTCTTGGTCACACCATGCGACTTTGCGGGGATTACCTGACGCGCCAAGGGCAAAGACAAAACGCTCTGCCGTAGTCATCACGCCAGCGCAGGAAGTCGGAGCATTGGTAATTGCCACAGCTTTTGTTGGCGTGGTAAATCCTAGTTGCCACTCTAAGAGTTGACCGTCCTTGTTAGAGCACGCCACCAAATACTCGCCCCAAGTGTCCATCGTCCAAGTGGTTGCTGGAATGATGTCACCAAGATCAGGGCGAGAGACACCATAGTCATAAGAGCCGTAGGCAGCATAACCGTAACCAGTCTTTAGACTTGCGTCTGTATATCCAGTCGTAAATGACGCTGGTGTAATGTCCTTGAGCGTTCCAGCCTCATTCATGGCGTATAACTTCGATGGCGTTCCAGCTGCTATCCATCTAAAGTTAGAGTTATCACGCCATGCCAATAAACCTCTTGCAACGCCAGTCATCTGAGAGGTAGAGCGTTTTCTCCACCCGCCCCAAGGTCTCAGAGTTCCCTCGAACCAGCGCACAAGGTTGGAGTCGTACCACCGCCCCATAGACTGATATTCAGTTCCATTGCGGTAGACGCCAGCAGGGATTCTTAGAGGTACGAGTGCCATAGGGTCTAATTATGCTGAAAGATTGGAGACAAAACTCGCAGTCAATATGACTGAAGGGATTGCTGGTCTGGTTGGTGAGGTATTTGTTCCATACGCCTCAATGCTCACGCCAACGTCTGAGACGCGCCACATGAGTTCAATGTAGTCATTTGTGGTGAGGTTGACAAAGAAGTTCAATGCGCCAATGAGGTGAGACGGGTCTCCAGCACTCTTTCTTGGTGAAAGTCCAAAGCGTG